AACAACATCCCGGCTTGTATACACTGTTAAAAGAGTTTTACAAAAAGACAGGATGTCCTATGTTATTGAACACTAGTTTAAATATTAAAGGTCAACCTATAGTAAATGATGAACACGATGCAGAGTTGTTTGCTAAAAAGTACGGTGTCACTGTACACACTAAAGACTAATTTTTATCACAACTTCTTAACCTCTAAATAGTCTCATGATTAGAGATGTATTTTACTTTGGCAAAAAACCCAACGTTCACCCAAGAGNNNAAACTTTGATTGGGATTGGGACTTTGAGTTTTTACCTGACGAAGATGTTTGGGCAGAAGAACATGACAATGTATGGCCCAGTCAACATCAAAAAGATTCGGGAACTTGGTTATGTCCACGCGATCATAAAGGCTATATAGTATATCGTGCTGACGTAGACCCTGTTAAAAGAAAAAATGAAATCAATGATTGTTGGAAAGTATTTGACGATATTGATTTAACTAAGTTTGATTTTAGTTGGCATCCCGATCCAACTGACCCGCCGTATATCTATCGCTGGGGAAACAAGTGGGTACCTGCTGAATTAGTAGCTACAGTTGAATATACAGTTGAGGGTGCAACCGAAGTCAAATATATCACTAAGTTAGTAGAGTTATTACCTAAAGTAGTTGAAACAGAATTAGTAGATAAAACTAAGTTTGATATTACTTGGCGTCCTGATCCCAGAGAACCTGCTTTTATATATCGCTGGGGATGTAAGTACTTTCCTGTAGAAGAAAAACACGTTTTAGAATATTCAGTAGAAGGCGCTCAAGAAATAAAGTATATGAGTGACATAGTTGAGCTACTACCCCAGCTAGATAGATGGACTGAAATAGAAAAAGTTAATTTTGATTTATCGTGGCGTCCTGATCCCAAAGAACCTGCTTTTATATATCGCTGGGGATGCAAGTACTTTCCAGTAGAAGAAAAACACGTATTGGAGTATTGTGTACCGGGTGCAACTGAGATCAAGTATATGGAAAAAGTTGTAGAGTTATTACCTGAGTGGGATCGTTGGAAAGAATATGATTTAATAGATAAATCAAAATTTGATTTTACATGGCGCCCTGATCACAGGGAACCACCGTATATTTATCGCTGGGGATGCAAGTACTTTCCTGTAGAAGAAAAGTATGTACTTGAATATCGTGTACCTGGTGCTCATGAAATAAAGTACATGAGTGATGTAGTTGAACTATTACCCCAGTTGGACAGATGGAAAGAATATATCAAAGTAGATAAAAAAAAGTTTGATTTAAACTGGAGACCCGATCCAAAAGAACCGGCATTTATATATGTATGGGGTAATAAATACGATCCTCCTGAAATAAAACCCACTATTGAGTATACGGTACCGGGAGCAACAGAAAAGAAATACATGAATATTGTAGAGCTAGAACCTGAATGGGATCGTTGGAAAGAAATTGAACTAGTGGACAAAACTAAATTTGATTTTTCATGGCGCCCCGATCCTAATATACATGAACCACCGTTTATTTATGTATGGGGTAATAAGCACATACCAGGAGAAATTAAATCTACTTTAGAATATCACGTACCCGGCGCTACAGAAAAGAAATACATGGGTGACGTTGATGTGGTACCTGAATGGGATCGTTGGAAAGAAATTGAACTAGTGGACAAAACTAAATTTGATTTTACTTGGAGACCTGATCCCAGAGAACCTGCTTTTATATATCGCTGGGGTTGTAAGTACTTTCCAGTAGAAGAAAAACATATACTTGAATATCATGTTCCAGGTGCAACTGAGATCAAATATATGAGTGACGTAGTTGAACTATTACCTGAATGGGATCGTTGGAGAATTATTCATCCTGTTAATAAAAACAAATTTGATTTCACGTGGCGACCTGATCCTAAAGAACCTCCTTACATCTATGTTTTTGGTAACAAACAGTATTCTGCTGAGAAAATGCCAACTGTAGAATATCATGTACCTAACGCAACTGAAAAGAAATACGTTGAGGACATTAAAGCAGTGTTATCTCCTGATATGACTAAGTGGCAAGTACCCAACGACTTTGATAAAGACACATTTGATTTTACTTGGCATCCAGATCCACACTCGCCACCTTACATTTATCAGTTTGGTAGCATAGCTGATAAGAATGATGGCCCTAGATATTTAACACCTAACAATACGGGTGATATCGTGTACTTGGATATTGGTATTCAAGTTAAAAAGTACGTAATAGAAACTACACTTGATGAGTTAGTAAAACAACATCCAACAGAAGTATTCTGGGCTACAAGAAAGAATATCAACTATCAAGACTTTGACTTTACTTGGAGACCTGAACTTATTGATGGTTCATGGGAGTCAACTTATGTAAGCGTGTTTGGTTCTGTTGATAGTGATACAACACAAACTTATTTTGTTAATGCAAAAGCTTATCTAAGAGGCAATACTGAATTAAAGTTTATTGAAACAACTGATTTGACTGACAAGACACTAGCTAAACTATTCGTAAAGCCAGATATGTTTTTTGTAGACAATTTCAATAAAGATGCTAATACTAGATTTGAAGAACTAAAAACAAGATTCCCCACTATTCAGCGAGTACGTTATCTAAGTTCTTGGGTTGATACTATCAATCGTTGCGTGAAAAAATCTACTACTGAAATGTTCTGGGTGTTAGATAGCACACTTGATTATACAAACTTTGACTTTGATTATTATCCTAATCCTTGGCAATTGAAAATGCTACATGTGTTTGGTACGCAATGGTCACGTTGGGGGACAACGTTTATGATTAATCGTGAAACTTTTACTGAAGACACTAAGTATGTAAAAATCATTGAACACTTGTCTATGATCAATTTCGTCAAAGACAGACGAGCTACTGCAACCTCGTGTCAACACGATATCATATTTGTTGATTATAAAAATAAAGAAGCCGATACAATTTATCAGCAATTAGTTAATCATGCTATTGAAAAAGAAGTTATTAGAATTGAATACGATTCTAGTTACCTAAGAACGTTTAAAAAGTTGTTGAATAACTTAGCTGCTAAAAAAGAACATTATATTTGGGTATGTAGTTCAATTTGTGATTACACGCATTTTGACTTTACATATATCGCTGATCCTTTTGCTAAAGATCAGTTACATGTATTTCCTAGTAACAAACAAAAGTTTGGAGACACATTCTTATTGGATGTTAATAAGACTCGTGAACAATTAGAAAAGATTACAAGCTTAGAAGATTATGAGAAAATAAACTTCAATCAAACAATGCGACCAACGAGACTAGAAGCACCTTCTATTATTGTGCATGACGATACACATGTTAATGCTATACCTGACTTTGATTTCCCTTATATAACAATGACTAGTTGTACAGACGAAAACATTCAAACATTTGACGAAGAGCCAATGAATTTATGGTCTCCTAGAACGAAAACTATTACTATAATGAGTGAAGGTGCTACAAGGGTTGTAGTTCCTCGTGAAGCTAAAGAATATGTAAAACGAGAGTTATATGACTATCCTTACATTAAACGAGCTAATCGTATTGCAAAATCTAATCCATTAGATATTGTATTTCTAAGCAACGGAGAACAGGGTGCTGATGAAAATTACGAACATCTATTGCGAGTAACACATAAGTTAAAAAATCGCGTAGTAAGAGTAGACGGAGTTAACGGTAGAGTTAACGCATATCATGCAGCAGCAGAAGCTAGTGATACGCCATGGATGTTTACAGTCTTTGCCAAGCTAAAAGTAAATGAAAAGTTTGATTGGTCTTGGCAACCAGATAGAATGCAAATGTCAAAGCATTATATTTTCTATGCTGAAAATCCTGTTAATGGATTGGTATATGGTCACCAAGCTATGATTGCTTATCAAAAATCATTAGTGTTAAAAAATACAGGTAAAGGATTAGACTTTACACTTGACGATGAACATGAAGTAGTAGAACAAGTATCTGGTATCGCACAGTTTAACACTGATGAATTTGCTACTTGGCGTACAGCCTTCAGAGAAGTAATCAAGTTAAAAGCGGCTACTGATCATATGAGTAAAGAACGATTAGAAGTATGGCTTACAAAAGCTGAAGGTAACTTTAGTGAATACTGTTTACGGGGTGCTAAAGATGCTAGCGATTATTATGATCAAGTTAATGGTGACTTTAACAAACTAAAACTAAGTTATGAATGGGCGTGGTTACAACAAAAGTTTGGTGATAAATAACAATATGAAAAAACTACTATCACTTTCTTTAATTCTACTACTTGTAAGTTGCTCTCCTGAAAGCAACATAAAACCTACTATTGACCGAGTTAATCAAGATATTAACATCAAAGTAATTTTTCATGAAAACGGTAATGAGTTAGAAGAAGCATATCGTATTGCTAACAATTTGCCCGAAAAAACTATGGTACCAGAACAATGGGGATTTGCTCAGTGGAATGAGTTTTTAGATGAAGATGGAAATTCTGTAACGCTACCTGGACAACAATACCAATGCACTATTCATACATTCAAACCCAAACGACAGAATGATCAGATCGTACTAACAATGGGTCATGAATTATTGCACTGTGTATACGGAAGTTATCACAACTAAAACATTTTGGGTAAATTCACCCATAAATTTTCTTGCTATTTACATATTATATTGTTACTATGTGTATCACATTAGATAAATAGTGTGCGAAAGAGTAACACTCTTCGTTTAGCAGCAGCAAGGGGCTGTTGCTTATATCAAACTTAAATAACCTCACAAAGGAAAAAGGAAACAAAAATGTCTTTCACGAGAAGAATGAAGTATGGCAATGTAGTAATGAAAAGAAGTATTAAACAAAATTTGGCTACCTATGCACTAGGAGTAATGAACGCACGAGCAGAAACTTGGACTCTGTTGGGTTTGAGTGCGCTAGTATTGTATGTAATGAGTATAGCAATTGCATCAATGTAATGTGGTAAATTTATTACCAGGACTTCACTCCAAAAGTATTGACACTTGTAAGTGGGTAGTAGATAATTTCAGCAATAAAGTTGGTGAAAATGAAACTATCAAGGCTTGGGTAGAAGCTTCTAATGCAGTTTTAGAAGCTTCTCAACCAGCTAAATAGAATAACAAGGGAGTTTTATGATATTATGTATCTGTAACAATATTAGAGAACAAGATATCAAAAAACAACCTGAATTAGCTAATCTTATAGGTAGTTGTTGCGGAAGATGTTTAGTAAAAACAAGTACTAGCAGTAATAGTACTTTTTATGACGCAACCAAAAACAAAATTCGTTGAAGCATGTAATAGGAAGTTTGGACGCCAGTTCAACTCTGGCCGGGTCCACCGGAAAGCATTTGATAAAAGTGTTTTTGGGTGGGCCCGTTAGGGATTCGACAGACAACTGAAAGCATGTGGAGAATAGGTGATCTAAGCGACCTTGACCGCGAAGAAAATATATAAATGCAAACGATGCATTCTATGGAGACGTTGCGCTAGCCGCGTAACCCTCCGGGGGTTGGTAACCTTCTCACCCAATAACCAAGTAGGGGAGCTTTATGCTCCCTTTCTTTTGGCTTTGATAAATACTGATATGAGAATTAGTGAAATAGAAAAATTCAACATGTCTGATGCCACAGTGATTCATGATGAACTGAATCCTGCGATATGGGACAATAACAAACTAATACCTGAAGTTCGTAAGCAACTAATGGTAATCGCAAAAGATTTTATAAAGTCTTTAGGCGTTGGCACCTTACACGTAAAAGACGTTACTATTTCTGGTTCTAATGCTGCATACTCTTATACTCCTCATAGCGACCTTGATCTACATGTACTTGTAGATATGTCTAAACTACCTGAAGATAAAATCTATCGTGAGTTATTCACTGCAAAGAAAACTTTATACAACGATGCTCATGATATAACAGTGCATGATGTACCTGTAGAATTATACGTGCAAGATTCTAATCAACCTGTAGAATCTTTAGGTGAATACAGTGTATTACGTAACAAGTGGATTAAGATTCCTAAAAAGGTAAGAGCAAACTTTGATGAAAAAGCTACACAAGCAAAGTATGAAAACTTAGGCAACTTGATTGAATTAGCACTAAAATCAGGTTCTTACAAAAGAGTGCAAAAAGTAATAGATACACTAAAACGATATCGTCAAGCAGGGTTATCTCGCGGCGGTGAGTTTAGTCCCGAGAATCTTGCATATAAAGCATTGCGTAATCAAGGTTACATAACCAAATTATATGATCTGAAAAATGAATTGCACGGCAAAGAACTAAGCATTGAAGACTACGATCCCAACGGTCCTCCTCCTGGGCCTGAATTCAAGCCCACAATGCCTAAGGGTACTGTAAGAGTAGACGTAAGTGATGTATACGATTGGTACAAACTTGGTCAACACATTAGCAACTTGAAAGGATTAGGCAAACACGATTTTGGTAAGGGTCCTCCCAGCACGATATTATCGTTTGGTGATGAAGATACTGAACATGAGTATATACAAGACTTAGAAAAAACTGGTTTGTCTACTACCGACATTGATCCTCCCTCGCATAAAAAGATAAAAGGGCAAAAAACTGATCCAACATTCAATGTCAATGAAGTATCGGGTTACATACCTAGCAATGCCCAAAAGAACGATCCTAGATTTAAGGCGGCATTGACAAAAGATGTCCGACCTGATAGTATACAAAAGAATGCAAAAGCTTTTGGGTTTAAAACATCACGCGCTGGCATTCCTCCACTATTACGAAAGTGAAACGTATGAAAACTATTTTGATTATGGGTTTGCCAGGCGCTGGTAAAACTTTTTTGGCTAAAGTATTAAAGCAAGAACTAGAAAGTAAACAGTATAAAGTAGAATGGTTCAATGCTGACAAGATAAGAGAACAATTTAACGATTGGGATTTTAGTCCCGCAGGTAGACATAGACAAATGACCAGAATGAAACTGTTAGCTGATAAAGCTAAACAAACAGGCTCATTTGTTATTTGTGACTTTGTTTGTCCTACTAAACAGTTGCGCCATGACTTTGCTGCTGATTTTGTTGTATGGATGAATACGTTAGATGAAGGTAGATTTGAAGATACCAATCAAATATTTGAACTACTTGATCCAACCGAATACCAAGCTGTAGTAACTGAACACGAATGGTGGAACACACAACACGCTAAATTGTGGGCACAAGAAATCATTAGACGTTTAGAAAACAATGCACAACTTTGATACCGCAGTAGAAGCACAAAAGATTGTAGACGGACTTGATCGCCGCTTGCGAGAACTCAACTACAATCCAGACTTGAAAAAGATGATAAAGAACCTTGAACGTTTGGTTACTGAATTGTCCAAAGCTGAAGTAGTCGCTAGAACCAACCGTGCTCCGGGACTGACTCAAAAACCACGCGAAGAACTGGCTAAAGCTATCACTTACGCTGACAACATGTTGTTATTAGCTAAACTTTGTCAATAAAATCAATCACTTACGTAAGTTGTTGATTTCCTTAAAGAAAATATTTTTAACTTTTTATAGAAAAGGCTTGACTATTTGCCCAATAGTGCTATACTAACACTATAGTAAATCAGAACACAGGAGCAAGTATGAAAGTTGTTATCACTACTCAAGTACGCGAAAACTACGGTTCTGTTGCTCAGCCTCATTGGAAGTTCAAGGGCGGCGACACTTATGTCGTCCCTAATCTGTCAGTTGAGCAGACCCTCAAGGTCAAGGATCATGGCATCCCCACCCTCAAGGCATTGATAGAAACCCGTAACGAGGGTTTTGAGGAGTATGTGATTGACTGGTCTATCTTAGACAATGACGCTGTTATATGCGACCCCTGGGAAACGCCCTTTAATCTGTATTGGGAAGCAGGTCGTTGGGTCGCACGCCGTACTGTAGAGAACGGTGAGTATGGTTACATGCGAGCAGAGGTTGCTAGCAAGACCGAGCAATATGATATGCTCATGAGCGGTGAGCGCGAGAATTACAGTGCAGTCTACACCATGCGTAACGGTGATGTTGTAAGCGATACAGAAATTGGGGCTTATCTGACAAAAGCCGCATAAGTAAGTTGTTCTAAAACGCAGTACTAACTTTAACCTTAAAAAAGGAAATTAAAATGCCCGTAATTCTTGTTATCGCACTTATCGCTGTTTTTATCTTTATTGGTCCGTACTTTTCTATCATTGCTCTTAACACTTTGTTTGGGCTTGGTATTGAAGTTACTTTGGGTACGTGGTTCGCAATGTTCTGGATTCACGTGGTACTTGCATCCAAAGTTAGTAAGTGATCTACCCAAATTCTAAGAAAGTAGTTGACATTAGTTAGCTACTCTTTTAGACTATAGTTTCTAGCAGTACTCTTATAAACACAACACACAGGAAATAACTATGACTCGTACAACTGACGGTATGACCGTGACCTCGGTGCAGGCACGTAAAGCAATTCTTAAAGCGTTCAAAGTAAAGCGCCCTGTATTTCTTTGGGGTCCGCCCGGTATTGGTAAATCTGAAGTAGTCTCTGAAATCACTGAAGAAATGGGCGGCTTGATGATTGACTTGCGTATGGCGCAAATGGAGCCTACTGATATTCGCGGTATCCCCTACTTCAACAAAGAACTTAACAAGATGGACTGGGCTGAACCGGTTGATCTGCCTGATGAAGAACTTGCTAGTCAGTATCCCATCATTGTACTTTTTCTTGACGAAATGAACTCGGCTCCTCCCGCAGTGCAGGCAGCTGGTTATCAGTTGGTTCTTAATCGCCGTGTAGGTAAGTACAAGCTTCCCAACAATGTAGTAATCGTAGCAGCAGGTAACCGCGATAGTGACAAAGGTGTTACATATCGTATGCCCATGCCGCTTGCGAATCGTTTTATTCATCTTGAGATGCGCCCTGACTTTAACGCATGGCAAAACTGGGCTGTTAACAAAAGCATTCACAAAGACGTAGTGGGTTACTTGTCTTTTGCTAAGCAGGATATGTATGACTTTAATGCTAAGTCTTCTTCTCGTGCGTTTGCTACTCCGCGCTCGTGGGTATTCGTAAGTCAGTTGCTTGATGATGACGATACCGATACTGACACTCTGCACAATCTTATTGCAGGTGCGATCGGTGAAGGTCTTGCGATCAAGTTTATGGCTCATCGTAAAGTAGCTGCACGTATGCCCAACCCCTCTGACATTCTTTCGGGTAAGGTAACTGATCTTTCTGTCAAGGAAATCAGCGCCATGTACTCATTGACTACAGCAATGTGCTATGAGTTGAAAGAGGCAAACGAAAACAAAGTTGATAGCAAAACCTTTCATCAGATGACGCAACATTTCTTTGACTATATGATGAACAACTTTGAAACTGAACTGGTAGTAATGGGTGCTAAAGTTGCTCTGAAAACTTTCAAGCTGCCGATTGAACCCACTCAGTTGCAAAACTTTGATCAGTTTCACAAGAAGTACGGTAAGTACATTGTAGAAGCTGGCGAGTAAGTTTGTACTGTGGTGTTGCGCTTTGGGGGAGGAAACTCCCCCGTTTTTTAAGCTTGACATACATTTACAAATAGTGTATGATTACATTGTAATCTCAAAATATAGGATTTTTTATGAACTACCCAATCTCTATGTCTGATACTCTTCCGGGCACTAAAGGCAAGAAAAAGCGTTCTGCTAAACTTGAAAAACTTGTGGGTCCTACTGATCCCAATATTGACGCTAAAGCCCGCGAACGTTTGGTTAGTGCTCGCATTTCTTTGCTGCTCAAGCATAGTTTCTTTGGTAACCTTGCTACCCGTCTTCAGCTAATTAATGCTGACGACTGGTGTTCTACTGCGGCTACTGATGGCTTGAAGTTTTATTACAATTCACGATTTATCATGATGCTCAAACCTAAAGAAGTTATCTTCTTGGTTGCTCATGAAGTGCTACACGTAGTCTATGATCACATGGGCCGTCGTGGTGATCGTGATCCTCAACTATTCAACATTGCTAATGACTACGCTGTAAACGCCGACTTGAAGAAACACAAAGTTGGTGATTTTATCACTACTGTAGATTGCTTGTACGAACCTAAGTATGAAGGTTGGGCAAGTGAAAAAATCTATGATGATCTGATGAAAAATATCCAAAAGATAAGCATTGACCAACTGATTGACAAAATGATTGACGATCACTTGGATGGCGACGGTGATGGTGAGGAAGATCAGGAAGGCGAGGGCGGCGATCAGGAAAGCAAAAGCGGTGACAAAGAAGGCAAGGGCAAGCGTCCTAAACTGTCTGAAGCTGAACGTGAACAGATGCGTAAAGATATCCGTGACGCTATTCTTAACGCTGCTCAGCAAGCAGGCGCAGGTGAGCTACCCGCAGGCGTAGAGCGCATGATTAAAGACCTCACTGATCCTGTAATGAACTGGCGTGAGCTTATTCAAACGTCACTGACTTCTGCTATTAAGAGTGACTACACTTGGATGCGTCCTTCTCGCAGGTCTTGGCACATGGATGCTGTTATGCCCGGTACTAATCCCGGTGAAGAAATTGATGTAGATATTTACATTGACTTGTCTGGTTCTATTTCAAACAAGCAGGGTATGGCATTCTTGTCAGAAGTAATGGGCATGATGGATATGTTTGATGGCTATCGTGTTCATGTATCGTGCTTTGATACTAAAGTGTACAACACTCAAGAGTTTAACTCTGACAACATGGATACTGCTGAAGACTATCAACTTAAGGGCGGTGGTGGTACTGATTTTGAATGTATCTTTAACGACCTCAAAGAACAGGGTCGGGTACCTAACAAACTGATTGTGTTCACAGATGGCTATCCCTGCGGTTCATGGGGTGACCCAGAATACTGCGATACACTTTGGATCATTCATGGTGATCCTAACCCGAAACCCCCATTCGGGGTGTTCGCCATCTACGATGATCATCGTGTTGCCCAAGCAGCCTGATCACAACAATACGGTATACGCTCACTCTATAACAGGTGAGCGTATACTTGTTCACACTGAACCAGTACTACACTGGCGTGCTCGTTGGTATGAGTGGGAAGACATTCTGAGAGAAGCTGAAAACAATCCAATACTTGATGACTTGATCAAAAAAGCAGAAATGGTTTATGCCCTCACAAAATAAAACTTATTCATTTTTGGCAATGTGGGACATATATGGACTAGAAGCAATTTACGATCTAGAGCCTGCTCGCGCCGAAATAGAAAAGTGGGAAAAAGACAATCTTTTTGCCATGATTAAAGAAGAAGAGCATAAACCAAAGCCTAAACCTATTCCTCTACAACAAATGATTTTGAGAGCTAGAACCAATTCACAAAGATCACATGAGATTTATGAATTTAATTCTACTTTTAACATGACTGAAGTTAAAGAGTTATTTAAGACTAAGCCGCAAGTTGTCGTCAATTGGATCAGAGAAAACGGATACAAAGTTTACAGTGACTACAGTCCAACTCAAACTAATCAGGTAATAAGATAATGCGGTACATTGGTACAAGTTTGGGTAGATGCTTACGTAGCATCTTGCTGGGTGAAGTGTCCTCTGATCAGGTTTTCTTGATTAGCACCGGCACTCAGTCAGAGACAAAAGACCAATACTTGAGCATCGTAAAACAATATTACCAAGATAGATTCTATGGTGAGTATGATTTGACGCAATGGCCGTGGGAAGAAGTTGAAAAACTGGCGCTTGAATTATGGTATACTGGCAAGATTCATCAACCTAGAAACTTTGGGGGCAGACCTTTATTCCCTGTAGGCTACGAACTTTGGTTTGAAATAATTCCTCCTCAAATACTAAAAGAACCAGCAGCAAAAGATTTGTGGGAAAAAATAAAAGTAATTGCTAGGTTGTATGAATGACAGAGTTAAACTTATATACTTGGTTTAGTCAAAGAGAGCTACAATACTGTCCTAAACATTTCATAGTAGTTGATCATCTAATTACTATTGAATCCAAACAATGGATACTAGAAAAACTAACTGGTAGATTTTGTTTAGTAGAAGTTCCTAACTACTCAGATGCCAACTACGATTCTTATGATTTACCTTATAGGATAGGGTATTCTCCTGCCTTTGAAAATCCTCAAGAAGCTACTTACTTTCAGTTAATTTGGTCTTAGAAGAAATTTTTACACGATGTATTTTATCTGTAAATATGTTACAGATAAGGAGAAACTATTATGAGTTTTCTAAGACACGTAGGCAAACATAACGAAAGAAAAATTGCTATTATTTTTAGAGAAGTGCCCGGTGAGCCACATATGTGCTTGGTCGCATACCCTGAGGTACTGAACCGACACATTCACGACCCGCTAATGAAATGTATTGAAAGCGATATCGGACAAAGTTCTGAAAATTTGGCAGACGCATTAAATCGTACCTACACTGTAGATGGTAAGATTATTCTTCAAGCATTACATGCTGAAGGACAACTAAAGAAAGTAAACACTGAGCAAGTTGTTGTTACCCCTGCACCTAATACTAGAATCAAGTTAAGTGAATTAAACAAGATTCTTGATGAAATGAAACAGGGTGAACAAGCAGTTAAGCGTTTGGCTGAACTTGATTCAAGTACAGGTTTACAAGATCCAGCAGATGTGGCGCGTAGAATGCGCGGTGATCAACAACCACAAAAACAAACTGCACCACTTACCGCATCATCAAATGACGCATTAGGTGACGCACAGTTGGCTAATAATTTAAAAGCACAAGCAACAAGAATGGCCAACGAAGCTAAGGGATTATTAGCTGAAGCAGATCGTATGATGCGTGAAGCTAATCAGATGTTGGGTATTTCAGAACAACCAGCTACTGAAGTTAAGAAAACTACTAGAAAGCCAAAACAAGCTGAACCTGTTGCTGAGCCTAAGGCTACTGTTAAAAGAGTAAGAAAAACAAAAGCTGAAGTATAATGTCACCTGAATTTTATAAAAAGTGGTCTCATATTTTAGCTGACGTAGATAAGCGAACTATACCAATGGAGTTTATACGAAAATTGGTAGTAAAGCTTACAAAAAGAAAACAACATACTATAAACATTGAAAAGATGATAAAACAAGGTTTAGAGTATGAAGAAATAGAGGATATTGTTACTACTAAATTAACAGAGCTTGACCGTGACTTAATAGGTATTGAGTTTGTATTACATATAGAAAATATTGCTGAGGTAGTACAACCTGAAACAGAAAAGTTATTGAGTAAACTGTGAAACTTATTTTGGCATGTGATCCTTTGGGAGGCATAGGCAAGGATAATCAGCTACCTTGGCCTATGCTAGAAGGAGATTTACCTAGATTCAAAAAGCTTACACAAGATCAAGTTATTGTAATGGGCAAAAATACTTGGATAAGCTTACCCAATAAACCTCTTCCAAGTAGGCTTAACTTTGTTGTTACTACACAAGATATATCTTTACCTGCAGGTGCTATTGCTGTAAAAGACTTAAATCATTTCAAGAACTATAAAAATGCGTGGTTGATAGGCGGAGCACAATTAGTAAATTCAAGTTGGGATTATATTGACGAAATACATTTATCTTTAACGCACGACCATTATGATTGCGATACGTTTATTGATTTAGTACAATTAGAACATAACTATACTCGTGTTCATATAGAACATCACAAAGATCATAGTTATGAAATTTGGACAAGGAAAAATGGAACAGTATCACAATTTACTTAAAGATATTTTAGAAAACGGTGAAGAAAGAAAAGACAGAACAAGTGTAGGCACGCTATCTGTTTTTGGTAGACAATTAAGATTTGATCTTACTAAAAACTTTCCTGCTATTACTACAAAGAAATTAGCTTGGCGTGCATGTGTAGCCGAGCTATTATGGTTTTTAGAAGGGTCGTGTGACGAACGTAGACTTGCTGAAATTACGCACGGTAATAGCGAGGGTAAAGTTACTATTTGGACTCCCAATGCCATGGCACCTTATTGGAAACCTAAAGCAAAGTTTGAAGGTGATTTAGGTAGGGTATACGGAACACAATGGCGAAGTTGGGCAAATTATAAACCTAATCCAGAAAAAGAACAATGGTACAATTTACCTATATATGATGAAAATTATATAGACCAGATTCGTCAAGTAATCGAAAGTATCAAGAATGATCCTTTTGGTCGCAGACATATTGTAAGTGCGTGGAACGTAGCTGAACTTGATAAAATGGCGTTACCTCCCTGTCACGTAATGTTTCAGTTTTACGTTGGCAATAACAATCAACTAAGCTGTCACATGTATCAGAGGTCCGTAGATAGCTTTTTAGGTCTTCCCTTTAATATCGCAAGTTATGCGTTGCTAACTAACATGATTGCTCACGTTACTGGATTACAAGCCAAAGAATTAGTAATCAGTACTGGTGACACCCATATTTACCTAGATCATATTGAACAAGTAAAAGAACAAATAAATAGACAAGAATTTGAACTTCCTACACTTTGGCTGAACCCAGATATTAAACACATTGATAGTTTTAGAATGGAAGATATCAAATTAGTAGACTATGTTTGTCACGATGCTATAAAAGCAAAAATGGCAGTATGAAAAAAGTAGAAGTTTTATCGTTCGTTGTTGATACTGAATGGGATAACCCTGACCTTACCGAAAATATTATAGAGCGTTGGATCAAGACTGAAGAAGGAAAGTTTATAGAAAAGCACAGCCCAGTCCCACTAGTAATGAGAAAAATATGCCATCCAGATACATTTTCTGATAAAATAGAAGTTTGGGCTACACTAGAAGAAAAATATGAAACATTTTGGAGATTGAAATTTAAATGAAAACAATAACAACATTATTAGCTTTATTTCTAAGCACACAAATTTATGCTAACCCTATAGATGATACTTGCCCTGATCACGCACATCCCGCAGGTGCACCTGTATCAACTATAACAGAATCACAGTATGTTTGTAACTTAAACTATGCTGTTCATTTTAGGTACGACACTAAAACCGCAGAGTATGTTACATATCGTATTGATCCTGAAGATATCAGCGGCAAAGCAAAGCGCAAAGACAATTTTAGAGATGATCCCTCTATTCCCGCCGAATATGATGTAACCTTAGCTGATTACGCAGGTAAACCATATGACAGAGGTCATTTAAGTGCTGCTGCTGATAACTCTGCTAGTGACGAACAAATGGCAGAAAGCTTTTATCTTAGCAACATGGTACCTCAAAATCCAAATCAAAACAGAGGTGCTTGGCGTATCTTAGAAGACAGAATTAGAAACATGGCTAAAGAAGGAAGAACACTTTATGTAACTGTTGGAACTGTGTATCAACCAGGTTATGAAGTTATTGGTAATGGATTAGGCGTACCTCAATATATTTGGAAAGTAGTAGTGGATACAACTTCTAACACAGCAGTAGCATTTTTGTTTCCTAATGAACCAGTTAGAACACAAGATATTTCTGCTACGCTAACTACTATTGAAAATATTGAAAAAATGACTGGATTGAATTTTCATCCTAAACTAGCTGACGCATCGCATTTAGAAAGCACTGGTATTGATACTACGGTATGGACATTGCTTCAATGAAAATTTTAGTTACTGGTGGTTTAGGATTAATTGGGCACAATGTAGTCAACAAACTAGAAAGTTTGGGACATGAAATTGTTATTGTAGATAATAAAACTACATATGGCTTGATACCTCCCGATGAACTATCTTACTTAATGCTAGAAAGAATTAAAAAAATCAAAACTACAGATATATTCAGTGCTGATATTACTGACTATTATGCGTTAGATGAAATTATAAATGACGATAAACCAGAAGTGATCATTCATTTAGCTAGCTTTCCAAGACAAAAAGTTGTTAACGTAAACCCCAGAGCCGGTAGTAAAACAATGAGCGAGGGTTTGATTAATCTTTTAGAGTTAGCAAAGAAACACAAAGTAAAACGATTTGTGTATATTAGTAGTTCAATGGTTTATGGTGACTTTGTAGATGATGTTCGTGAAGACGCTATTTGTAAACCTCAAGGTCAATATGGTATCATGAAACTTGCTGGCGAATGGTTAGTAAAAGATTACACTCGCAGTTCAGAAATAGAACATACCATTATTAGACCCAGCGCAGTATATGGTCCCTTGGATGTTGAAGATCGTGTAATATCTAAGTTTATTCTTACTGCGTTAAGAAATCAAACGTTAAAAGTTAATGGTGCAAATGAAACACTAGATTTTACTTATGTAGATGATGCTGCTAATGGTATTGTAGCAGCCACATTAAGTGAAAACGCTATCAACAAAACATACAATATTACAAAAAGTCACAGCAGAACTTTAAAATACGCTGCCGAACTAGCAGTCAACATTGCAGGCAAAGGTTCAATAGAAATCAGAGACAAAGATGCTGACTTCCCATCACGAGGCTCACTTAACATAGATGCTGCTAAAAGAGACTTTGGATTTAATCCTAAAGTAGATGTTGAAGAAGGATTCAAGATTTACTACGATTGGATCGTAAACTCACCTTACTGGTCTAAAAAGATTTAATGATCAAGCATTTTGGTTTAGATAGACAATACGCTAATCTAAAACATGAATTATTAGAAGCTACTAATGATGCTATGAAAGATGGCATACTAGTAGATGGTTCATATGCGACTAGATTAGAATCTTGGTTAACTAACCGAACTGGATGTGAGTATGCTATTTTAGTTCACAGTGGCACACAAGCATTAGAAATCGTAGCAAAATACTTAGTTTATAATAACTTTGACCCCAATGTACCGCTTAATGTACGAGTTCCTGATCTTACTTATGTAGCTACAATGAATGCTTTTGTAAACACTTCTTTGTACGCCAGAACATATAAAAATCGTGAGTTTGATATAGAGTTAACCGATGTAGACCGTAATGGCATAATGAGTAGACCAGAAAAAGAAACTATAGGTTCATTCAATTGTTTTGTTGGATTATATGGCGCACCTACTCCTGAGGTAAATGATTCTTATGATATCATAGATGGTGCTCAGCATTGGTTAATAGTAAATGATGGAAAGGTGGGAATAGCAATGACTATTAGCTTTGATCCTACTAAAAACTTACCAGCTTCAGGAAACGGAGGTGCTATTGTTACTAATAACAGTGAACTATACGATTTTGCTAAATTGTACAGAAACAACGGAAGACAATGGACCCAAGATTTAGTAGTAGCTGGTACTAATTCTAAATTAAGCGAAATAGATTGTGCCCATATATTAGTAAGGTCACAATACATAGATCAGTGGCAAGAAAGAAGAAGACAAATAAGAAACTATTATATAGATTCATTCAAAAATTTACCTATAAGATGTTTAAGTAAAGGATTTGCTAAACACGCTGATCAAAAATTCGTAATATATTTGGAAAGTGATAGAGATAAACTAATCACGCACTTACTCAAACACAAAATAGAACCTAGGATACATTATAAAGAAACGCTGTCGGAACTACGATCCGCAAAGTTCTTTTGTAAAACACTAGATTTTATGACGGTTAGTACTATGTTATCCAGATCAGTGCTAAGTTTACCCATATATCCTGAACTTTTAGATAGTGAAGTTGAACATATAGCCTTTCAGATACGAGCCTTCTATGATAAATAGAAGACTATGTTTGCTTATTTAAAAATCTTACCTTTTATTCTATTATTGGCTGGAGCAGGATACGCTGCTCACTGGTTTATTGTTGGGCAATTAAACAGTCAAATAACTCAATTACAATCTGATGTTAGACAGTACCAAGCACAAAATGTAGCTTTACAGTCGGCAGCAGAAATAAATGAACAAACGATCAGATCATTAGAAGAAAATAGCCAGCGTCAAGTAGAACAAATGACTAATCTTACTAACGCTAATCAACAGTTACAATCAGAAAAAGAAGAATACCTAAGTATATTCCGTAGACATGATTTACAAAGATTAGCACTAGCTAGACCGGGATTAATAGAACCTCGTATTAATAACGGTACACAAGAAGTATTCAGACAAGTAGAACAAGATTCTAAAGAGGTAAGCGATTTAAATGAATAAAATAATACTAATAGCATCATTACTATTATTACAAAGTTGTAGTTTACTAAAGCCCACTGTACCCGAACCATTGCCTTTACCTCCCGTAAAAGTAATCACAGAAACAGTACAATTAGAAATTTATCAACCGCCCTTACCGCCTGAAATACAATTAGACGATGTTCAGTGGTTTGTATTAACCGAAGGAAATCTAGAAGAAAAGATTGCTGAAGTAGAAAATTTTACAGGTGCTGATTTTGTAGTGTTTGGATTAACTCCTCAAAGTTATGAAAACATGGCTTACAATTTACAAGAAATTCGTAGATATATTAGACAACAAACTGAAATTATAAAATACTACAGAGAAGCTACTAAACCAAAAGGTCCTTCAGGTTGGTTAGAAGAAAATCAAGAACAACAAAGTACTCAATTAGAAATAGAACAATCTAATAATGAAACTACCGATGCTACTGTAACTCCAACAGAGCCAGAAGAACCTAGTTTCTTTAGAAGATTAATACCAAGCATAGGAAATTAATATGAAACTTTTATTAGTTATAGCATCTGTTTTATTACTAACAGGATGTAATACAGTAAATTCATTCTTAGTAGCCAAATATGATACTAACGAATATGAATTGATTAATTGGATAAGAACCACTGCCGAACTATCAGTGGAAACTTGTAGCGATACTGAAGTATCTACTCAAAACTTTGTTACTCTTTACCGCGGATCACTAGAGTTTAAAAACTACACACAATATCTACGCAGAAACGCAGACACACATGAATTAGCTAACAATCTTTATCAAATTGTTGATCAAGGCGTAGATATGTACGCATCTAGTGAAACAGTATCACCTGCTTTTTGTGAACTTAGTTTAGCACAAATTATAGAATCAGCAACAACAATACAACAAGTAATAGGAGATAAGCCAAGATGAATTTAACTGACTTAGAAAAGAAATTTAATGATATACAAAAACTACATGAGTCTGGAAAATTAACAGACAAAGAATATGCTGTTTTAATTAATGGGTTGAATCTTGAATCAGCTATTTCTAGCAATGCTAAAGATTTACAAAAAAAGCAAGATTTGTATGATGCTATGATTAAAGCCACAAAAGTAGCTAAAGCTATCCTGTAAAAAGATAAATATAAAATAACATTGGAAGATTAGTATATGGCACAAGAAATTATTAATATTGGTACATTACCCAACGACGGTGAGGGTGATCCGTTACGAGTCGCGTTTGGAAAAATTAACAATAACTTTTCTAATCTATTCGCAACTGCTACTAATACACTAGAATCAATTACTATAGGCACTAGTGCTAATCAAGTAATTTGGCAAACACCTGTTTCTGAATTTACTCAGGGCAAGTTTCAAATTAGATCAGGTAATCCTAATAATAATGACAGTCAAAACATTACTATATCTGCTCAAATACTAAACAACTTAACACAAGTAAAGTGGACTGGGTATGCTACCACTATAAACGGAAACGCATTAGCTACTTATGATATGGATGTTTCTGGCGGAAATGTAAGAATTTTAACAACACCACTTGCTAACGCAGAAATACAACATTTTATTGCCTCAAGTGTTTCTTATATTGATGTTACTGATATTTCATTACTACTTGAATTAGACGGATTTGTAGCTAATTCTATTATGAGTACTGAAAGCAATATAAACATTACTACGGAATAATATGCGAGCTAGAGAGTTTATAAACGAATCTTCATTGTCCAAAGTTCACGATGGCTTAGAAATTGCTGCCGTATCGTTGCCTAATACCTTTATTATACCTGATTTAAAAAATTCAGACTTTTATGACTTATACAGATTTGGTATAGCTGTTGCCGCAGTTCGCGGAGAATCAGGTAGTGATAATGTAATGGGTGATTCTATACCTAAATTCAAACCTGAAAGTAGTTGGGGAGAACATCAAATTGTAAGTTCTCTTGATCCCAATGTTGGAAAAGTAATTGACTCTGCTCTTAAAAAAGTAAACAAGTCAGGCAAGAAAGCAGTAAGTACTTCAGGTAGTGATGAATTCAGTGATACATATAAGAATTCCCCCATGAAGCCTTTTAAGGGATACAAGCGATGAGAGCCAAAGAATTCATAAACGAAAACAAAGCAGGTAAACTATCTAAAAGACAGCAAGAGTCTACTAGAGGATTACATGTTTTTGCTGATACCAATTATGACAGAACATATGACTTAAACAGAGTTATGATGGCAGCGGCTTGCACTGACGGAACTTTTGTTCCTGAAATGGATCAAGAATCTTGGGCTGGTAAGTTTAATACAGCACACGCTTACACAAAAGAAGAAGAAAATATGCTAAAGCAAGCTTATAAAGCTGCTGGCATTCACTTCAAAGATTTAAACAAAGGTGATATTAAAAGTAAAGAACTGGACTCTGCTAATAAGTCAAGTCCTATAAAACCCTTCAAGGGATACAAAAAGTGAGAGCAAAAGAACTTATTAATGAACGAGTAAGTTCTATTGTATATCATTACACTCCTTTAGGTCCAGCAAAGAACATACTTAGTAGCGGTAACTTTGAACTATCAAGTTCTTTGGGATCAGTAGAACAACAATATCAACCCAAAGGTTATCCGTATTTTTTAAGTACAACTAGAACTAGACGCGGAGGATATCATACTAATGCGTTGGGCAACTCAGGCGTGCTATTTGTTTTAGATGGTGATTGGTATAATAGACATTATAAATCTGCTCCTGTAGATTATTATCTAGATCGTAGCAACCCACAACCCGGTAGAAGCAGCGAAGCTGAAGATAGAATATTCAGTAAAGAACCCACAATGAGTGCAGGTGGAGTAAGACAAGTACATGTGTATGTTAATCCAGCAAAAGTAACTGATACTATAAAAGCAAGAGCAAGACAAGTATTAATCTTGGCCAAGAAATTAAACATACCTGCTTATTTTTACACTGATCCTCAATCTTGGATAAACTTTGATAAAAGAAATTTAGGTGATGTAAAAATTCTTACAGGACAAGAACACTTAGGTAAGTATACTAGTACACACAAAGGTTATTTGAACCCTTGGATTCAGGTAATGTCTGCTAATAATGTAAATCAGTTAGATAGCAAAGCTAGAGAAATTTGGTATAGCTTAGTGTTTACTGATATTAATCGTTTGGATTATTCTGAACGGGGTTTAGCTACTGATATGTCTAACGCGAAAAAACCAAATTCTGGAGTAGATCGTGAACATTTGGTAAAAATACTTAACTTCATGCGACAGAATAAATTGAATACAATACCAGAATTCGTTAGATTCATAGCTAAGAAATGGAAAAATATTTACTACGCTGAACGTGACGCCGCTAGAAAATAATTCAATCACTGTTTCCTATAATAAGTAATCATACTTACTCATAGGAATTTATATGAAAAATATGATTGATATCAACAACACTTTAGACTTGCTTAAACTAAAACTGTATAACGAGTACTTGTATCAGGCTCATATATACGATGAAGGCGATAGTGATTTTCACAAACAACTAACTACTCAAGTAGTAACAACTTATATTGACCCTATTGAATTAGCCAAAGATGCTCATATCTTAGATTTGGGTTGCGGTCCAGGTTATTTCTTAGACGAAATGAAAACTCGTGGTTATACAAACTTAGTTGGTGTAACGCTAAGCCCAGGCGATATTGAAATTTGCGAAAACAAAGGACATACAGTCAAGAAGTATGACTTATCTTTCTTACCACAAAAAGATGGTTATTATGATGAAAGTGTAGACTTTATTTTTCTAAGACACGCACTAGAACATTCACCTTATCCTATCTTTTCACTCATGGAATACAATCGTATTTTAAAGCAGGGTAGTAAGATTTATATTGAAGTACCTGCGCCAGACTGTGATCGTAAGCACGAAATGAATCTAAACCATTATAGTATTTTGGGACACAATCAATTAGCTGCTCTTTTAATTAGAACAGGATTTACTATTGATAGATTTAATAATTTAGAGTTTGACTTGAACGTACCCGTGGGCAATTCAGGTGAAACACAAGCCATGCGTGAAAAATACTATTGCGTATTAGCTACCAAATCTAAGTCATTAGATATCCGTTAACCTTGATAAATACTCTTAATAGATTTTAAGAGTATTTTATTATGGCTGAACCAACCCCAAGTGAAGTAGCACCCTGGTACCTGCGTAATATTACGCAGGCCCTTGCACTAGATGAAAGCACAGGCAATGTTTATGTAAGAACCGATGCTAATGTTAGCGTTGGTAATGCTAACATTACCGTAGGCAACGTTGGCATTAGTAGCTTTGGGAACATACCAATCAGTGGTAATACATTACCTATCTCAGGTAATATCAGCATAGACACACTACCTGAAGTTGAAATAAAAAATGACATAGACAATCCAATACCTATTAGTAAAGACACTAGTGTTAACAGTATAACTAATCCTATCTATGTAGAAGGTGTTAACAACGCAAGTTTCTTTGCACCAACTCAAAGTGATTCGTTTGGTAGATTGCGTGTAAGCAATCCATTAACACTATTTGATACTCAAGCAAGATATTTTGATCACGGACAGTTTGTATCTAATATTGCAGGCGCAGCAACTTCTACTTATAATGCTAATTCAAGCACCTTTTTACTAGAAGTATCTGGTACAGGTGATAGTATAATTCGTGAAACAACAAAAACTTTTGTTTATCAGCCAGGTAAAAGTTTGCTTGTGTTAAACACTTTTACTATGAATACTCCTACAGCAGGTATCACACAACGAGTGGGTTATTATAATACTAATAACGGTATTTTCTTTGAAGTTGACGGTACTACAAAGAATATGGTAATAAGAAGTTATAGTACAGGTAGTATAGTTGAAGACAGAATAGCACAAAGCAGTTGGAACGGCGATAAACTAGACGGAACAGGCCCAAGCGGTATTACACTTAACCCTGCACTAACACAAATATTTTGGACTGATATTGAATGGTTAGGTGTAGGTAGCGTAAGAACAGGGTTCGTAATCAATGGACAATTTATAATATGTCACACGTTTAATCATGCTAATGAGGCAGGGAATACTAATACATACATGACTACTGCTTGCTTACCAGTACGCTACGAACTAGCTTCAAGCGGTCCAGGTGCCTCAATGAGACAAATTTGTAGTACTGTAATCAGTGAAGGCGGTTATTCATTGTCAGGTATGCCGGGTTCTATAGGACATGCTTTAGGTACACCTGTAAGATTATCTAATACTCCTAGTGTTTATACTCCTCTAATAGCTATAAGATTAAAATCAACTAATCCAGACGCTATTGTTTTACCTATAAATTACACAATTTTACCTGAGGATCAAGCACTAATAAAATTTAGAATATACCGTCAGGCTGCAACAACTGGAGGAACTTGGACCAGCGCTGGCGCTTCAAGCAGCGTAGAATATAATTTAGCACCTACAACACTATCTAGTGGAACGGTTGCTGAAGAAGGCTTTTTAGTATCAAATAATCAAAGTATCAATGTTCCCCAAGCAGAATCATTTAGTTTTGAGCAACAACTTGCTAGAAATCCCTTTACACCTACAATGTATGAGTATGTAATTACCGCAGCAACTACCGGTACTAACATTGATGTATATGCTAGTGTAAATTGGCAAGAAATAAGCTAAGTTTGTTGTTTCGTAATAAATACTTATATTATGAAAAATCAACAAACTTTTATTAAAGACCCTTATACAAAAACTCATTTTGCTACCGAGCATGAGTTACAAGATTTTATAGCTTGTTGTGATCCCAAAACAGGCTATGCTTATTTCATGAGTCACTTTTTCTATATACAACATCCTACTAAAGGTAGTATGTTGTATAAACCATGGGACTATCAAATAGAACTAGCTGAAAATTACCACAACTATAGATTTTCTGTAAACTTGTTATCAAGACAGTTAGGTAAGACTACTACCGCAGCAGGTTATTTGTTATGGTACGCTATGTTTGTACCCGACTCTACTATCTTGATTGCTGCTCACAAATATGCTGGTGCACAAGAAATCATGCAGCGTATTAGATACGCATACGAAAACTGCCCACTACACATCAAAGCGGGTGTAACTACTTACAACAAAGGATCATTAGACTTTGAAAATGGATCAAGAATTGTTTCAGCAACTACTACTGAAAACACAGGTCGTGGTATGTCTATCACACTGTTATATCTTGACGAGTTTGCGTTTGTAAGACCTTCTATTGCAGAATTGTTCTGGACTTCTATTACTCCTACTCTAGCAACAGGTGGTAAAGCTATTATCACTTCTACTCCTAATAGTGACGAAGATCAGTTTGCGTTAATTTGGAAGGGTGCTAACAAGTGTGAAGATGAATATGGCAACAAAACAGATGTGGGTGTTAACGGATTCAAAGCGTTTAAAGCGGATTGGAGACGCCATCCTGAACGTGATATTGCTTGGGCTGATAAAATGCGAGCGCAGTTAGGAGATGATCGTTTCCGCCGTGAAATGGACTTAGAGTTCTTGATCGCAGACGAAACTTTAATCAACCCCAGTACATTAATAGAATTATCTGGTATAGAACCCATTAATCGTATGGGGAAAGTTCGTTGGTACGATAAGCCTAAAAAAGGACAAATATACGCAGTAGCACTAGATCCTTCATTGGGTACAGGTAGCGATCCAGCAGCAATACAAATTTTTGAAGCTAATACTACTAAACAAATAGGCGAATGGAAACATAATAAAACAGATATACCCAGTCAAATAAAACTATTATCACAAATCAATAAGTACATTGTTGATATCACAGAAGAACCAAATAACATCTATTATTCTATTGAAAACAATTCTATTGGTGAAGCAGCTTTAATATCTTTAAATGAATATGGTGAAGCTAATATTCCTGGTATCTTTATAAGTGAAGCAGGTAAAAAAAGAAAAGGATTTAACACTACTAATAAAACAAAACTTGCTGCTTGTGCTAAGTTCAAAACACTAGTAGAAAGCAAAAAGATGAAAGTTCATAGTCATAGTTTAATTTCTGAATGTAAATCTTTTATTGCTCATGGTGGTAGTTATGCTGCTAAGATAGGTGAAACCGATGACTTAGTTATGGCTACTTTATTGATAGTAAGAATACTACAACAATTAGGTGATTATCACTTTGAGTTAGAAAGTCAAATCAGAGACCACGATGAAATCGTTCAGCCTTTACCATTCTTTGCTGTAATAAGTTAGCATCTAAGATAAATACACTATAAGTTAGGGATATTACCATGGCCATTGACCAAGAATCATTTAACACAGACCTTTATAAGCTTTTACGAACTAGAGGCTATAAACCAGTACCAAAAGATGTTAAAAATCAACGCAGCCAACCTGAAGCAGCAGAAGTATTCAATTTCACTTTTATGAAAGATGGAAAAGAATATGGTGATGCTTGGGTTACTATAGACAATGCTAGCAATGTAGTTTTATACTACAGTAACGAACAAGAAGAAAGCCCTTCAGGAAAATCTCCTGGACTAGATTATGACGACTCTTGGTCTGGATTAAAAAGACATTTAAAGCAATGGTCCATGAACAAGCAACTTACATTTGAACTACGAAATAAAGACGAACTAGGTGACGATATGGCACAACGGGATTATGTGAAAAAGAAAGAAAAGATGAATGAAGCTTATCATCCAATGGGTAAGAAAGCTAGTTATAACGATAACATTCCTGCTGTTAAGATCATTCTTCAACACAACAGACAAATTGAAGAAGGTGAACAGCGTTATAGAAATATCGCTAAAATCTTTTTAGAAAATCAAGATGGTGAAAGATTTTTAGCACCAACTACTCGCCCGGGTATCGCACAAGTATACGCTAGACATATTGCTGAAGGTGGTGTGCCAAATGATGAGCGTTGGAATCACATTAAATCACTATGCGAAGAATACAGCAAAATGGCTGGTTTCGTTCGCGCTACTAAAAACAAACAGTTTAATGAATCTGCACAATCGTTAGTAAACGAAGGTATCAATCATTATCAATCATTGCGTGAAACTCTAGGTAAGTTACGCGGTCATAGAGGGTACAATCAGTACTTTGAATCGTGGACACCTGCTCTGATGGAAGACGATACTGATAGTAATAAGATCAATGAACTGTTTGTTCAAGAAACCGTAGACCCAAGAATTGAGTCAGTAATGCCAATCTTGTCTAGACTATACAAGAAAACAGGAGAAACTCCAGTGAAGGAAGTTAAAGAATTAGAACAATGGGCAGACAGTATTGTTGAAGGCGAAGAAACTCTTAAAGAAGGTTCAGATCCTAGCCCGGTAGAATCTGCAATTCTCAATAGAATAGCAATGGTTCGTACTGACTTGTTAAAGTACGGTATAGACAAAGTTACGGATGCAGTAAAAGAAGTTGCTGATTATGTAGGCGATGTTGACGAAATTGGTTCTAGCGATGTTAGTGGATGGATCAGACAAGTTGAAGGGATTTTAGGACACAAAGAAATTGATGAAGATATAAACGATTCTGGAGAGATGAAAACTTGGCGAGTATGGATAATGAATAACTATTACAATGGCAAGTATCCAGATTATTCAGCCAGACCTTATACTGTTGTTGCGTCTAGCAAAGAAGAGGCTAGAAAAGTTGTGTTAGATAATGCCGACGAAGTATTAAAAGATTTACTATCTAGGAGATTCCCTTCTAGTGGTGGAATAGGTACCGGGAGAAGAATTCTTCCTCCTAAATCAGCACTGCCTATTACTGCTGACCGAATTGGTCAAATAGAAGACGGAACAATTAAAGGAAAATTGACAACAGCTAAGCCAAAAATGTTCTTTACACCAACCGGTAAACAAGAATTTATGGTAGACGGTGGTCTTATTGTTGGAACAGAAACAAACGAAGGCTTAGATAAGAATCAAAAGAAGGCAGGACAACTTGGTCCAACTGAAAAGATAGGTCCAAAAGGCACTGTTGATAAATTAGTCGGTGTCAGCGAATCAGTAGGGGTGGAAGAGGGGACACCCGAACATGAAGTAATTATGGACTTGATTAACGGCAATCTTGATGCGTATGATGTTATGAACCATCCCAGAACTCCTGCACAACAAAAAGTAGCAGCGATGATGCAGGAAAGATACGATGATATTGCCGGCAGTCAGGGTTTCTATGATGATGACTTTGAAAAAATCTTAAACAAGATAGTAGATGAGTTAGCAGATGATTATGATACTTCGGGATATGCTCAAGCAATGAGTGAAGGTCAAGAAGATTTAGACTTAATCAAACGATTGATAAAATAAAAGGGTAAAATAGTTGTTCAAAAACCGCACTTTATTGTGCGGTTTCCTTTATCAGGGTATAAATAACTATAACATGTTCACCGAAACATTAGACATTTAAAACTGTTTAATACATAATGATCATGTTAGTTAGATATAGGTATCTAGCGAATAAACTAAACTTAGGCACATACTAAGACCAACTTAAGGCAAATATAGGAGACAAACTCATGGCCTCATTAGCAGAAATCCGTGCTCGTCTAGCAGCACAAGAAAACAAGCAGCAAAAATCATCTGGTTCATCCGATAACGCAATTTACCCCCACTGGAACATGACTGAAGGTACTACAGCTACCATTCGTTTTCTTCCTGACGGTGATTCAAAAAATGAATTCTTCTGGGTAGAGCGTCAGATTATCAACCTTTCTTTCAATGGTGTAAAAGGTGAACCCAATGTTAAACAGGTTACCGTAAAAATTCCATGTCTGGAAATGTATGGTGAATCTTGCCCTATCCTAGCAGAAGTTCGCCCCTGGTACAAAGACGAGTCATTGAAAGAAATGGCTAACAAGTACTGGAAAAAGCGTTCTTATATTTTTCAAGGTTTTGTTCGTCAGAACCCTCTAGGTGACGACACTACTCCTGCGAATCCAATTCGTAGATTTATCATTTCTCCTCAGTTGATCCCTATCATCAAAACTGGTTTGATGGATCCTGAAATGGAAGAACTGCCAACTCATTACACTCGCGGTCTTGACTTTGTTGTTCGTAAGACTAGTAAAGGCGGGTATGCTGACTATTCTACTTCAAACTGGGCACGTAAAGAAACTGCTCTTACTGAAGCAGAACAAGCAGCTATTGAAGCACATGGCTTGTTTAACTTGAGCGAGTTCTTGCCCAAGAAGCCTACTCAAGCTGAAGTTGCTATCATGAAAGAAATGTTTGAAGCTTCAGTAGACGGTAAGCCTTTTGATAACGAGCGTTGGGGTCAATACTTCAGACCTTATGGTTTGGAAGCGCCCGCTGGTTCTAGTTCATCTAATGCTTCTTCTGCACCAGCAAGCACTAGCGCACCAGCAGCAAGTGCAGATGACGACATTCCGTTTGAGCCAGATGAACCAGTAAGAGTTACTGCTCCTGCTGTGTCCAGTGACAAGGCTCAGGATATTTTAGCCAAGATTCGCGCTCGTCAAGGCAATCAGGTTTAATATCCTATTAAAGAGGGGAGCAATCCCCTCTTATTTTTAGGAGAAAAATTATGACAATGCCTGATCAAAGATATCGCGCATTAAAGCAGTGTAGAAAATTTATGGAAGAGCTTTGTGATCCTGGTAAAACTCCAAGAGTGCCTAGTGCAGTCAGAGATAAGGCTAGAGACTTACTCAAGCACTATCCAATGGATTTAGAGTTAGGGTTTATTGCAGAAGCTTGTCCTGAATATCTTGACAGCAATACTCAACCTGCTAAAATTAGAGTGTTAAAGTAATTGGAGAATACATGACAAAACCATTTGACCTTTCTAAATTCAGAAAGGATATTACAAAATCTATTGAAGGATTAAGCATTGGTTTCAATGATCCTACTGATTGGGTCAGCACAGGAAACTATGCGTTAAACTATTTAATATCAAGTGACTTTAACAAGGGTGTTCCTCTTGGTAAAGTTACAGTATTTGCAGGTGAATCAGGTTCTGGCAAATCTTATATTTGCTCAGGTAACTTAGTTCGTCACGCACAAGAGCAAGGAATCTTTGTGGTTCTTATTGACTCAGAAAACGCACTTGATGAAGACTGGCTAAAAGCACTTGGGGTAGATACAAGTGAAGAAAAACTTTTGAAACTTAACATGGCAATGATTGATGATGTAGCTAAAACTATTTCAGAATTCATGAAGTCATATAGAACTATGCCAGAAGATAATAAACCAAAAGTACTGTTTATTATTGACTCACTTGGTATGTTGCTAACTCCCACAGACGTTAATCAGTTTGAAGCTGGTGACATGAAAGGTGACATGGGTCGTAAGCCCAAAGCACTTACTGCGCTAGTTCGTAACTGTGTAAATATGTTTGGTTCACAAAACGTGGGATTGGTAGCAACAAACCATACATACGCATCGCAAGACATGTTTGATCCTGATGATAAAATCTCAGGTGGTCAAGGCTTTATCTATGCGTCTTCTATTGTAGTAGCTATGAAAAAGCTAAAGCTAAAAGAAGATGAAGATGGAAACAAGATCACTGAAGTAAGAGGCATCAGATCAGCGTGTAAAGTAATGAAAACTCGCTATGCTAAACCTTTCGAGGGTGTGCAGGTTAAAATCCCGTACGAAACAGGTATGAATCCTTATTCTGGTTTACTTGATATGTTTGAAGCAAAGGGTATGTTAACCAAAGAAGGCAACTCACTTGTGTATAAAACAAACACAGGCGAAATTATCAAAAAGTTTCGCAAAGGATGGGAACGTAATGATGATGGCTGTTTAGATACAGTAATGTCTGAGTTTAGTAATCGTGTAGTTGAAACTCCCGTTGAATTAATTGACGAAGAGTAAATAACCATATTAAATAACAAAAACTTAAAGGAGTATATATGAGTTTAGAACTTGTTACTGAAATATGGGCAGCAATGAAGCCACTGTTTGCTACTTCAGATAGACCTGAAGCCGCTGATACTTTTGTCAATGTTTTGATTGACAATGACTTTGATCCTAAAGAGTTGAAAAGAGCATTTAAGAAAGATGGAAATATCGTAAATGCTTTGGGTCTTTATGAAGTAGATGAAGTGGACGAACAAGAAGATGAAGACGAAGAAGATTACGGATATAATTTTGAAGACGATTATGACGATGAAGATGACTACTAATGACTTGGTATAATCGTGTAACTACTGATCTTTCTTGTTTGCCTGACTTTATAGCATACTATGAAACACAATTATTAGAAGCTAAAAAAGATGTAAGGGTATACGGCAATGTTGAAAAAAGCATTGCCGCATTACCTGGCATTACAGAACAGTATTTTTCACAACTTCAAGAAATTGAGGCAGTTCTTAATTATCTTAATATTCAGCTAAGAAAAATAAGAAGAAAACATTTTCAAAAATATCTTGAAGCTTATAACCGAGCATTAACTTCACGCGATGCTGAAAAGTATACTGATGGTGAAGAAGAAGTAACCGATTACGAATCTTTGATAAACTCAGTAGCATTGCTTAGAAACCGATACCTTGGCATAATGAAAGGTTTAGATTCTAAGCAATGGCAGCTAAGTAATTTAGTAAAGCTTAGAGTAGCTGGTATGGAAGATTTTAGTATTGGATAATACTAAAATCTCCTAGTTTACTTTCAACTAACGCAGTACAACTTTCACACCAATCACCGTCATTCATATACTTTACGCCATTTATCTCTCTGATAGTGGCGTGATGTATATGACCGCATATAACGCCATCATATCCTTGTTTGACGCAATATCTAATCATTTCTATTTCAAAATCACCTATGTAATTAGCAGCTAGTTTAGCTTTTCTTTTTAAGTATTTGGCCAAACTCCAAGGTTGCATGTTAAGCATCTTTCTAACACCATTGACAAACCTGTTTAAGTAGATTAGCCCGTCATATGCGAAGTCTCCAAAATGCATCACCCATCTACCGGACCTAGTCATCATCAAATGATCAAACATATCTCCATGCGTTACTAAGTACTTTTTACCGTCTATACCTATATGATCATACCTGTTATATACCGGTACATTTCCTATATTGATATCTGGGATAGCTCTTAAAAATTCATCATGGTTTCCTGTAATATAGATAACTTCACTGTGTTTAGATATCTTCATCAACTTTTTTACTATCTTATTATGTTTGTTGGGCCAATACCACTTTTTTTGTAATCTCCAACCATCTACTATATCTCCAACTAAGTAAAGCCTTTCAGTTTTGATAGTGTCTAAAAATGAAAGTAACTTTTCTGAATTACAGTGTTTAGAACCTAAATGTAAATCAGATATAAAAACCGATTTATAACCAGTATTTTTTTCCATCCAAGTTCTCCCAATAACTAGTATTGTTGCGATTGATAAAGTTTTTAATAAGATACCAAGTCATACCAAAGTATCCCATTTTTTTGAATCGTCTACTATCTTGTCCTAAATAATGATCTGATATCTTGAATTTGTTAACATCATACTTTTTAGATAAATGAAAGTCTTCTGAAGTACAGTATTTTTCTTCAAATCCACCTAATTCACGAAACTTGTTTGTTCTAGTAAGCATGTATGCACCCACAGCAAAAGGAATGAATTTAGATAATACTTTGTTCACTAAATTAAATACCATAAAACTAAACATAGCAATCTTGTCTTTATCATAGCATTTTATGTTTAATCCTATTAAATCTAAGTTATTTCGTTCTAATTGTTCTACTGTATCAATAATAACATTATCGTTAAAGAATATAACATCACTGTCTATGAATAATAGATAGGGTGTAGTTACTAATTGTGCTCCTGAATTTCTAGCAACAGATACTGGACCACCTTGAATTATTTCTACATTCAAGGTACCTTTATTACGCTCTATAAAATCTCGTGTATTATCAGTAGAGCAATCAGCTATTATTATTCTAACTCCATCAATAAACTGTTGTTTACTTAATGATTTTAGTAGGTTGGATATGTATTCTTGTTCGTTTTTACATGGTATAACTATTGTAAGTTTATTTTTCATTATCATTATAATACCTAAAAGGATAACACATTGAGCCTCGATATTCTTTTTTAACAATTTCACATTGTTCTTTAGTTTCGGTAATGTTTACAATTACAACAGGATCACCTAAAGAAAAGAATATCAAGGCCCAAAACAACATTATATTTCGTATCCTAATGTAATACCAAATGTTCTTGGTGCGTTAAAGTTACCATAAGTACCTAAAACAGCATCATTAGATGGATCGCTTCTGAATACAAAATGCCCATCTAACATATTACGTACCCACAATTGTAAGCTTAGATTTTCAGCGTAAGCAAAGTCATTTAAAGACACACTACCGTTAACAATAAATGATCCGTCGTTGGGCAAATCAAATTCAGAGAAAGAATATGATGGATCAGATTTATTAGCATCTAAGTGTGTTTCTACTGTAAACTTACTAAGCACTAGAGTATGATTCAATCCCAAGTTCCAAACATTTTCAGGCGTGTACACAATAAACACTGGCTGAGGTGTATTCTTAAATGGATTGATTGTAGCAGGTACTGAAGTAGTAGTATACGTATATGCTGCTGTTATTTCTAAGTTATCAGTTACTAAAAACGTTCCGTCTATTTCTATACCCTGAATTTCAGTAATACCGGGAGCGTTCATAGTTTCTAAAGTGTGTCTAGAAGACTTAGAAACAGGATCAAATATCACTTGGCTAAAGTCAACCTGACTACCAGTTCGTTCCATTGTATAAGCAGCAAAGTTAATTCTTGCGCGATCTAACTGTGCTTTTATACCTAACTCATATGAAATATTATCTTCGGGACCAAATGAACGATAAGTTGCTGAACGTGAACTAGCACCACCAGAACGATATCCAGTAGCGTATTTTATGTAAGCATTCATATCCTCAGTAACATCAAACGCAACAATTGCTAATGGGTTAAATCTAGCAGAAGTTTCAGTGAATGTATAAGGAGATGGTTTGTTTCTTAGTAGATACAACTCTCCTGATTTATCGTCTTTTGTATATCTGCCACCTAAAGTAATGTGTAATCTATCAAATCTACTAGGAGTATAAGTAGCTTGTGTAAACGCAGCACTACTTTCAGCAGTAGCTCTACTACCACGATCTATAAATCTGCTGCCTGGTTGAGTGGGAGTAAGATCATTTATAGTATAGCCAGTTAGTGTAGAATTCCAAGTATTAGTAGAAGGAGTTGCTGCTTCTTCATAAGCGTCTTCAGTAAAGTAGTATAAGCCAGCTACATAGTCAATATTATCAGTGCTGCCTACTAACTGAAACTCTTGACTAAACTGTGTTTGGTGTAGTTCAGAAATACTGTATCTACTAAACACACTGTTTGCTTTGGCTACAGGTATTCTATGAGCGCCACCAGCATTATCCCATTGTGTAGAGTCTACCCAACGTTTGGCTGTGATTGATCTAAATTCTAAGTTGTTTGTAATATCCCAAACAACATTGAAACTTTGTCCACCAACATCAGCCACGCTAGGCTGTTGCGGTACACCTATATCACCTTCTTTCATGATACTAGTGCCGTTTACAACTACCATTGGAGGAAGAGGAGTTACGTTTGGAAGATTCATGGGATTGTAATTAAGCAACTGACTGTAAAACGGACTGTTAGCATCCGTGCTTACATCATAAGAATAATCAAAAGTGAAATTATCTGTTTCTAGTCGGTTAGTTATTTTAAATCCTTTTCTTTCAAAAAAGTTCCAACCTGTTTCACCCGCTAATGGGTTTTTAGTAGTAGCATCTTGATACTGAGTGATACCATCTATCTTGGTCATTACGTTAAAAAACGCGGGTAAATTAACATGAAAGTCTACATTATTGCTATTGTAGTTACCTGCGCCTGCATTCATTCTAAAATCAAATTCGCCTGTGGGCTTTTTAGTTACCATGCTTAGCGCACCGCCTTCAGTGTTTCTACCAAACAGTGTACCCTGAGGTCCTTTAAGCACTTCAATTCTTTCTAAGTCTAACAATGCTGCGTTTAACCCATGTTGACGACCTAAGTACACGCCATCTATATACACACCCACTCCTTGTTCACGAGCAGGTTGATTAGCATCAAGAGGTACAATACCTCTAATACCAATAGTTACAGCAGATTGTCTAGACTCAAAAGGTGCTATGTTTAATCCAGGCACTGATCCGTCAGCCAAGTCCATCAAGCTTTGAACATGACGTTCTTGTAGGTTTTTTGAGTTTACTACTGACATTGATATGGGTGTATCAACCAAGTTAGTTTCTCTTTTAGTAGCGGTTACTACAATTTCTTCAAAAGCTGGTTGAGCCGTTGCGGATAAAGAAATGGCACTTACCATAAGTGCCAATAACAGTTTGTTAATTTTTTTATTCATTTATAATTATCCTCTGACATTAATAGTTTTGTCGCAGATATTTATAAAATAGTGTGTTAAAAAATTGTGACAGGCCTGTAAAGATTCAGTTAAATTTCACTGTTTCAATCGTCTTTTTACTATACCTTTGTATAATATGGGTATATACCACCAAGGTTGTCTATCTTGATTAACTACTGTATACTCCCAAGTACATCCGGTATTACTAGTCCACGAGACATGAAAGCCGAACCAAGTTTTGGCTTTATGCCAGTTAATATCTCCACCATGTTTCAACTTTTGAGTGATAGCCCAAATTAAACAGTTGTTATAAGTCATAGCTTACCCCTATAACTTATTTAAACAAATCAACCTTAAAATAGTATTAACTACTCTACTGCGTTAAGAGGATTGGATAATATTTCTTCTACTTTGTTTTCTAACTCTTCTCTTGTAGTTCGTAATGTTTGATCCAATTCTTTTACTCTATCATTCAACTCTTTTTCCATTTCATACACATCATTTCTTAGTTCTCGCTGTGTGGCGGCAGTATTAGAATCAATCGTTCTTACTAAAGATTCTTGATCACGCATACTTTGACGCATTTCATTTATTTGCGTTCTTTGTTCAGCCAATAACTGATTGGTAGTTACAAACTGTTGATCAATAGCTGCTTTGAATTCATTCATTTGTGTTTGCTGAACTGCTAGTTGCTGTTCTATGCCAGACATATCAGGAGCAACATAACTAGTAATAGCTTCTTCAGCATCTAACAAACGCTGATAAACTTCAAAGCCTCCCCACAAGGCACCACCTAACGAACCTAGTATAGGAATAAGTAACAGCATTTTACTGCCGCTTAAATTCATACCTGCAAATTCTATTTGTGCTGTGTTGTTGTCTTCATCACTCATAAATGCTCCTTAAAAAACTTTTATTAATATTCCTATAGTTAAAAATAATGTAACTACGATAGCTGTTACTATGCTGCCTATAAAAAACGCATCAATCCAAAACTTTTTATTTTCTGCGTCTGCCTTCGCTTGTTGTAATCTAGCTTCTCTAATATTTCTTCTTTCTCGCATCATGTCTTCATAAAACTGTCCTTGCCCACTATAGATTAGAAATTCTCTCAGTTCTTTTTCTAATTGAGCAGTTTTATGTTTAGCAGCGGTAATCTCAAGAGCCTGAGCCTCAACACTGTTTCCAGTGAATAGTTTTTTAACTAACGGCGTATTATTATTGTATTGTGACGCTTCAGATATTGCTTCTTTGGCGTCAAAAAATCTAGAAAAATATCCAATAACATCCTCAGCCTCTCTGCCTGCTTCAACGGCTTTTTTAATACCGTTAAAAGCAGAAACAGCCATATTGATTGCCACTGCTACTTCAATCATAATAATTGCCTATTAGCTCTTTGACATATAAGCACTAGAACCAAAGAATGTTGCTACTACACCAGCTTGGGCGATGTAAAACATACTTAATAAGTTGTCTAGTGCTGATAATCTTTCTACACTTAAAAACGGTAAGAACAATGCGATAGTAAACGCAACCATAGACAACATAGCTACCCACGCCATTTGTCTTAGCTGATCTTCTTTTCTGTCTTTGTTTTCTAATTCAGCTAATCGTTCTGCTTTTGCTATTTCTTCATCAGAAACTATACCGTCACCATCTGCGTCATACTGGTTATATGATGAATTTTCTTGTAATTTTTTTCCCATTTTTATTATCTCCTATATTGTAAAGAAATGAGTTCTTGGTGTCGTTCGTCCTCAGCACCAAATAATAAATTGGAACCTGAAGGTAGTCTGTTATTGTTATACACACTTACATTTTGATACCAATTATTTTGATCACGTATAGTTCCACCATACTGATCAAATCCTGCTTTATATCCCATAAGTTGAACTACAATAGTTTGTGACTCTTCATCCATAGAACCTATACGCTGTTGAGCTTGTAGTTCTATGTCTTCTTGACTCATAGTTTCTATTGTATTTTCTACTTTGGCTGTTTGCACCTGTTCGTCTTGTGTAGGTGGCTTAACATCAAATCTACTAAAATCAGGAACAGGTGTGTTTAATATTTCTGTGATGTTTCCACCTAATGCTAATACTTGCTGCATGGTATTATTAGAAAACACAATATTATTGTTAGAAGTAGTAACAACTTCTAAAGTAGTTTGAGGTAAGATTGTTGTATCGTCTGATTCTTCTAGAATAATATCTGTTTGAATTTCATTATTAGAAGATTCAACAACAATTTCTGTAATTTCAGAATTATCTGTATTCATTTGTGTTTCTGTAACCGCTAATATATTTTCGTTTTCTAAAACAGTAACTGGTATTTCTTCAGTTAAGATATTATTTTCGTTGCTAGTGGTTGTATAAATTTGAATATTATCTTCATTAAACAACATTTGATCATTATTGTTAGTTGATAATAACTTGTCTATATCGTTTGACTCACTGATTGATTCATTGTTTTCATTAGCTGCTACTTCATTATCTTCTGTTTCAACGGTGTTTTCACTGGTTAGTATTGTTTGTTCATTAATTTGAGATACTTCTGATACTGTATTGGTTGGTAATTCATTAGTATTTGTTGAAACAGCTTGGTCAGTTGTTTGAACCGATGATATACTAATAGGCTGTTCGTTGGTAAAATCGGCAATACTTAACGCTAATTTTAACAATGCAGGAGACAATGTTTCTTGATTTTCTTCTAATGTTTCTTCTATATCAAGTTCTTCTGTTTCAATTATTTCCTCTGTTTCTGTTGTATCCTCAGATTCATCAATAAAATCATTTTCTATACTAGCCATAAAAAGTTCTTCTAATTCTTCTTCATCAATGTTTATATCTTCTTCAACTAATATATCTTCCTCAACCAAGTCTTCATCAAGCAGTGATGCTTCTAAATATCCCGGACAATCAACACTAGATAATGGATCACTGCTACACTGTAATTCTAATAATGCTGCTTGAAAACCTGAACAAGAGGGAGAATATAAAGGATCATCAACGCAGGGGTCTATGCCATATGACAAATTAAAGTTAATGTTTTGTACTTCAGGTCCATAAAACCCTGCCCAAAAATTATTGTCTCTACCTATAAAACCTACTTGAACATTACCTAAAGTGTTTAGCTGATATGGGTCAACAAAAGTTTCAGAAAAATTAAAATTAGTCCAATCAAACTTGTAATTCAAGTCGTAGTTGTAAGAATCAAGTAATGTGTTTCCGTTGTTATAAAAATTAGCATATGCTTGTAAGTAATCAAGTCTTCCATCATCCCAACCATTTCCGTTTTTAGCAGTAAAACTAAAATTAAATCCAGTAACAATAATGCCAGTACCTGCGGCTTTTAACGCATTGCCTATATCAATTAATTGATATATGTCAGTTAGACCATATGAAAAATTGATTAAGCTAGGATTTCCAAATGCCCCAACTGCTGGTAAAGGTCCGCAATATCCCGGCTCACCAGGGGCCCAACATGTTATAGGTTGACCTATTGTGCCTGCGTTTATCCAGCTATTATAGTCAATTAAGTTTTCAGTATATTCTTGTTGACTATAAGCAAAAGATGAAACAAGCAGAAGTAAAAATATTAAAACCTGTTTCATCTGGATCTCGGCATATTGGGTGTGCTAGTTAGATTGCGATCTTTTCTTTCATTGTAACCTGGAACTTGATCTCTGTTATTTTCCCAAGCTAATGAAGCGTCAGAACCAATCATGCCTTGATATGGACATGGAGTTCCTGCCATTTTCATAGCTGTCCATACTCTTTCATCTTGGCACATTAATGATACAGCAGCTACACGCATACCCATATCGTAAAGAGTCTTGCTTAACTTAATTCTTTCACAGTTTTCATCGGTAACACTTTTTCCAGTAGACAATCCAAATATTTGTGTTTGAATTGCACCGCTTATACCAGTAGTACACAAGTCTTGTGAATAACTGCTACCTATACTGGGTGCGATTGCGCTAGGAGGCGGAGAGTTTATATCTTGCTCCATGCGCTGAACACTTTCGTTTCTAGTTATGTTTTCGTTATAGTTGGTATTAGTGTTATCAGAAACACTGTTATTTTGATTTACGTTGGTATTATTGTTTGTATTGGTACTAGTAGTTACTTGATTAATATTGTTATCACTAGTGCTTATATTTTGATTTACATTTAAGTTTTCATTAGTGTTAACATTGTTGGTATTAACCGTGCTATTATTTGTGCTAACAGATTGTGATTGATTAAAATTATTATTGGTACTGATATTATTGTTAGTATTAACACTAGTAGACTGATTAAAGTTGTTATTAGTACTGGTATTGATATTGATATTGTTATTGGTATTAGTACTTGTTGTTTGATTAAAATTGTTATTGGTATTGGTGCTAGTACTAATGTTATTGTTTGTGTTTATAGACTCATTAAAATTAATGTTGTTGCTATTGATAATACTGTTGTTATTGTTAGTGTTGGTGCTAGTAGAAGTATTTACCGATGTGCTGGTATTAACATTTGTGTTATTGTTAGTGTTGGTGCTTATATTATTATTGTTGTTGGTATTTGTTGACGTAGTGGTATTGATGTTAGTATTCAGATTAGTGCTATCATTTGTATTTATGTTAGTGCTTGTAGACGTACTGGTGTTAACGTTGGTGTTTAATGTAGTACTATCACTCGTGGAAGTATTAACATTGGTGTTTGTACTGGTATAATCAGTAGTAGTAGTGTTGGTAGTATTGATGTTAGTATCCTGTCCAAAGGCATATGAACTAAACATACAAAATACTAAGGCACTTGTTATTATTTTTAGTGTGCTCATTGTATTCTCCGGCTATATCTTTGATAATAGCTATTTGTAACAATATTTAGTATTTGCCCAAAATCAGAGAATGTGTATATATTTCAATAGGTTAGTAAGTTATTGATTTTACTCATAATTTATTTTTAACCAAAGGATTGACTTTGGTGTAACTTGTGTTACAATAGCTTTAAACGAATAGATAATGGAAAAGAAATGAAAACTTATATAACTTCAGACTTACATTTTGGACACCGAAACATAGCTAAGTTTTGTCCAAAAACTCGCGGGCATTGGGATACTCGCAACGATCCTGACACTATGGATCGTGACATGATCCAGATGTGGAACGCAATTGTAAACCCTGAGGACACTGTATACATTCTGGGTGACGTGGCATTCTTGCCTGCTGATAAGGCAACACAGATCATGCGCCAACTCAACGGTACCAAGATTCTTGTAGAGGGCAATCACGATTACAAGAACCTTCGTGATCCTAGCTTTCGCGGTTGCTTCAAAGAAGTACACAAGTACTTAGAAGTAACTCATGCTGGACACATGATTTGTATGTTTCACTATCCGATCGCCGAGTACAACTGTCAGCATCGTGGTGCGTTACATGCTCACGGTCACTTGCACGGTAGCCCTTCAGGTTTGGAACATTACCGAATCCGTGATGTTTCGTTTGACGCTACTGGCAACATTGTTACACTGATGGAAGACTTTATTGCAGATGCTTTAAAGGGTACAATCAAAGGTCATCATGGAGATTAGAATGAGAAAATTAGCTAGTATTAAACAGATCGCTGAAGTCAAGTCTATCCCAGATGCTGACAAGATTTGCGCTTACCGCGTAGACGGTTGGTGGGTAGTTGATACTGTGGGCAAATATCGTGTGGGCGATCTAGCTGTTTACTGTGAAGTTGACAGTTGGATCCCTAATTCTTTGGCTCCATTCTTGAGCAAAGGTCAGGAACCTCGTGAGTTTGAAGGTGTCAAAGGTGAGCGTTTGCGAACTGTCCGTTTGCGTGGTCAACTGAGCCAAGGCTTGTTGCTGCCATACAGTACCTTAATGTCCAAATATGAAGGGGAGGCAACTTCAACTGATTGGTTCTGTAACCAAGATGTTACCGAGGAACTGGGTATCTTGAAATACGAAGCTCCAGTTCCGGCTCAACTGGCTGGCGAAGTGCGAGGTAACTTCCCTGGAGTAATTCCTAAAACTGACCAAGAGCGTATTCAGAACTTGGTCAAAGATTTGGAAACTTGGAAATCTGATAACCTGTTGTGGGAAGTTACAGAAAAACTTGACGGCTCTTCAATGACTGTATATGTTTTTGACGAGGACGAAGGAGTATGCTCGCGTAACCTTAACCTGAAAGAAACTGATACCAACTCACTTTGGAAGTTGGCTCGCAAGTATGACATGATCGGTAAGATTCGTGCTACTGGTAGAAACTTGGCTCTACAAGGTGAAATCATCGGTGAAGGTATTCAGGGTAATCCTTACAAACTGAAAGGACAGGACTTTTACTTGTTTGATATCTATGATATTGATCAGGGCAAATACTTGACTCCGCATGAACGCCATGATTTGGTTGAAACTATGGGTATCAAGCATGTTCCTTGGATTAGCTTTACACAGGCTATGCTGGATGACACAGTAGAAACTTTGCTACACGAAGCCGAAGGTAAGAGTAAATTGTGTGCTACCACTGAGCGAGAAGGGTTGGTATTCAAGTGTCACGATGCTAAACATTCCTTCAAAGCAATCAGCAATAAGTTTTTGCTAAAGTCTGGAGGTTAATGTGGAACGGCAAATAGACAGTGAAGGCAACGGACCCAAATTTTTACCCGGCGACCGAGTGTATGTGGGCCCTGTGAAAATGGAAGCTACCGTGATCAGGCAGATATTACATTATGACGGTCCTGAATATTGCTTCTGGGGTAATTTGGAACTGCTATATGATGATGGCATAAAAGGTGAGTCACATTGTTGGCAAGTTAAAAAACTTCAATAAAATCAATAACTTACGATTTTTGCTAAGTTATTGATTTCCTTGGACATTTAGTTTAGCTAAAATCTTGACATTGAGTGCTGTTTCCAGTATTATATACACATGCAGTAAAGAAACAGGAGCGCAAACAATGAACATCGTAGCAAAAGCACAAGTATTCGCAACTGCTGCTCACGCTGCGGTTAAGCAGGTACGCAAGTACACTGGTGAGCCATACATCAACCACCCCATTCATGTAATGAGCATTGTGAAAACAGTGCCTCATACCGATGCTATGCTGGCAGCAGCCCTGCTGCACGACACAGTGGAAGACACGGGCGTTACTATTGAACTGATTGAACAAGAGTTTGGCAGTGAAGTAGCTAACCTGGTTGGCTGGCTGACGGATATTAGCAAGCCTGAGGATGGCAACCGAGCTACTCGCAAGCAAATTGATCTGGAGCATACTGCTCGGGCACCAGCAGCAGCACAAACTATCAAGCTGGCTGATCTGATCAGCAACACTTCTAGCATCGTAAAACACGATCTGAATTTTGCTGAAACTTACCTGAAAGAAAAAGCAGCCCTGCTGCGAGTGCTGACTAAAGGTGATCCTGCTCTGATCAGCTGGGCACAGGCAACTGTGGTCAATGGTCGGAGTGTGATTGAACATAATCGCGTCCAAGAGTCGCTGAGAAAAATGGAGGAAAAAGTATGAACGAACGAATTAAAGAACTTGCTAAACAGGCTGGTGTACCTTCTCTCTGGATTGTCGGTACGGACCAGCAAGGTAATCAAATACTGGAAAAATTCGCCGAGTTGATTGTAAAAGAATGTGCCAGTAAGGTAGATTGGATTCTTGCCGAAGGTGGTAAGACACAAGGTGATTTGATCCGACAACATTTCGGAGTTGAAAAATGAACGAACTTGAATACGATTGTTTAATTGAACTTCTTCAAGATGACTTTGAAGGCGACTACCAAATTACCCGCAAAGAACTGCTTGATCTTTTGTTAAAAGCCAAGTGGAACGCCAAGGTAAGAATTAAAAACGAGTTAGAAGCTTTGAAAGCCAAGGGGGAGAAATGAATGAGCGAATAGGAGACGATTTAAATGATTATTAGTAACTTTAGAAACCTCAAAATCGTATAGCGGTCGGTTGGGAGTAAAATTGCTTACGCACAAGTTGACATAACATAAGGGTTTTGGTTTTGGAAAAAGACCAGAACTGAAATAGTGTATAATAACAATGTAGTTGTCGGTCAACTGTTTGACATTGCTTGGAAATGGGTTAGTACAGGTAGGTTCACACCTGGATCAGAAGTTGAGTGCTTTTCTAAGTATGTAGCTGAGCAGGCCTTAAACTCTTGGCCTTAAACTCTAAGTAGTTGATTTTGTTCATGTTTTATTTTCACCCAAAGGATTGACTTCTCGTCCTAACTTGTTATAATAGCACTATAGTCAACAAACAAGGAGCAACAACGTGAGCAGCATTCAAGCAACTGTACGCTATCGCATTGAAGGTCGTGAAGAAATCGTAGAAGTTTGGGATGATGCAGGTAAAATTGAGTTTCTTGAGAAAGTAGACTGCATCCACAAGATCACGTTTTACAACGATGCTATTGATCATATCCGATCTAACTTTCGCAATCTCCCCACTCGTGTAACACAAGGTCATCGTGACTATGTAACATACACGGGCGACATGGCTCAATTCATTGTTTACAACTGGTGATATAAAATGGCAGCATTGATTTTGGTACGCGGCATCCCTGGCTCTGGTAAGAGTACTTTGGCTCGTCACTTAGTCACTACACACCAAATGTTAAGTGTATTTGGAACAGTATTTCATTACGAAGCCGACATGTATTTCATGGATAACCATGGCAACTATAACTTTGATGTTTCAAAGCTGTATGCAGCCCACATGTGGTGTCAGGAAAAGACTCGTGGGGTTTTGGAACAGAACGGTACTGTGATTGTATCAAACACTTTTACTACAAAGAAAGAACTGAAGCCCTACTTTGATCTGGCTCGTGAGTTTGGTATTGTGCCTGTGGTATACTTGGCACAGAATCAGTTTCAGAATGTTCATAACGTACCTGCTGATAAGTTGCAGGCAATGCGTGATCGTTTCCAGTATGATATTTC